TAATGAACCTCTTTTAGCAATAACATCATTTGAGTTAGGTATTAAAGTGAAATCAATCGTATTGTCTGAATTAACCGTTGAGGTTATGTTCAAAGAATTGATTGATATTTTACCAGTGCCGTATGTGATAGTTCCCGCTTCATTATCTTGATAGATTCTTGTAGAACCTGATAGATAATATCTACGAATCTTACCTGAACCGTCATCATCAAAATACATGATGTTGGTAGTATCGCCACTAATGTAAAATCCTGTTGTCGCTGTAATACCACCAGCACCTGCATTGTGCCCTGAGTGTGGATTATACAACGGATTACCAAAGTCTACTGTTATACCAGCATTTTGACCTAGTAATAAAATCTTTTTCTTAAGTTTAAGTCTTACGTTAGATATGTTTGATAGAATTGAACTATCAGACTCGTCAATAGTTTTAAGAAGATTTGAATGTCTGAATATACTATCGAAATTGTTAAGATTATCTGTATCATATTGTATGATAGTGTTCTTAACTAAAGTTTCTAACTCACCGCTTGTTAAATCTGTTAATTTTTCGTTATACTTAAATACAGTAGTAATCATAATTTTAATAATTTCTGCGTCTACAATTTCAGGTCTTACTGTAATCATATTAAGTTTGTTTAGATTTTGTTTAACTAAAGTTTTTTCTGTATCAGATAGGTAGTCGCTGTTTAAAGGTTTGATTGCAACAAAAACTTTACCATAAGTTGGTGGGTCATTATCTTCACCACCCCATACTGCAACTGCGTCTGCGTTTGGATAATATTCTGATACTTTCGCCTTGTAGTCATTCAAGGTAACCAATCTATTTTGTGAAGAATAGAATTTCGTTGCTTTAAATTTTATCGACTCTACACTTTCTTTCTCTGCACCACCTTGTGCAGGACTTGTTACTACTACTGTTGAATCTGAAAATCCATTTATTGCGTCTGTAAGAGTAAATGTATTTGCACCATTAGCATGTGTTATGTCTACAATAGTATATTGAACTGTAATGATATCTCCGTCATTTAATTCTGCACCAATACTACCGTCACCAAAATATACTTCGGTAAATCCGTCTTCATTTTCTTGAGTAAAGTATACTTGACTTGTAGAAAGAATATTTGAGATATCACTTGCAAGTGCGTATGCAGTGCTTACTCCACCTGAGTTTACAGATACAGTTAATGCAGTCCTATCTATTCTTCCTTGACTCAATACAAATTTAGGATTTGATATTTGTCTATCATAAACAAATATATCACTTGCGTTTGTTCCTTGTTTTAAATTAACACCTTGGTAAGTAAAACTTTTTGAATTTGAAAGAGGTGTTACACCTGCACTACAAACAAAATTGTATGCTTTACCGTCATACATAGTTGAGAATCTAGTTCCTGCAGGAATCGCCATTTCATTTGCACTCGGATAAGTTCCGTCTGCATTTCTTACGTTGTTCATGGTTAGGTCAATGATTGCTGTAGAGGCAGTTTCTGAAGCAGGAGTAAAACCTAAATCCTTCGCACGAGATACAACGTTCTTTCTCATTTGTGCGGAGTCTAAAAATAACTCTGAAGCAGCTATGTTTGTATTCACTGCCCCGATATGTGATGAATATGCAAGTAAGTCTATTAACATTGAAAGTGTTGAACCTTCAAAGTCGTAATCTTTTAAACTGTCTTGTCCCTTTAAATAACTTTTCAGATTTTGACTTATATCGTCAAAGTCTAAATCAGTTACATTTAGTGCTGAACTTTTAACTGCCATTTAGTGTCCCCTATCTTGCCCTGTTAACGGTAAAATCCATTTCTTGTTGTTGGGCGCTGTTTTTTATATTGTAAAAAATAGTCACATTCATTTCATTTCTATCTGATACTTCACCTAATAAAACTTTTACCTTCTCTACTCTTGGTTCAAAGTCTTCTATAATTTTTTGAACTTTTCGTGCAAGTCTTCTTGTCTTTCTATCTGTATCTAATTCAAATAATTGATTTCTTATCGAAGACCCCAAACTTGGTTTGAATGGTCTTTCATAAAAATTAGTTAGAACAATATTTCTGACTGCACGTCTGATAGCGTCACTGTCATATTTGATAGTTACGTCACCAGTAATTGGGTGTGGTTTAAACCTAAAATCTATATCTGCATAGAGTTTTGTGTTTGCAACGTTTTGTCCTTCTGATTTTAAGTCTGCCATACTTCTATTTATACAACCTCTCTAAATTATGCATCAGGAATTGTAGTATCTGTTTTAACTCCTGCATTAGCACCAACACCCGTATCTTTAGAAGTTGATTTATGTTTATGGGTTGCAAGTGTCGGAGCATTTCCAGCGTCAGTTGATACGTCACCAACTGAATGTGTTGTTCCAGTAATATGAACGTTACCGTCAACTGTTAAATTTGTAGTCATAAGAGTTTCAGGTGAAGTGAATGTTGTATTACCAACTACGTCTGCATTTAATGTTCCACCTATACTTGCATTTACATTTCCGTCTACCATTAAATCTGTTTGTCCTGCTACATAGATATCTGCATTACCTGTTGCTACTGCAATTCTAACATTACCCTTTTCGACAGACACGTCTACGTTACCACCAACAATTATTTTATCGTCTTTTGCAACTACAGTATAATTATCATTTACAATTCTAGTTACCTGTGAACCGTCAGGGTGTATCTCTTGGAATGTTCCACTTCTATGTTCTAATGCGATTCTTTCTACACCAAGAGTATCGTCTAATTCTAAAATATGTCCTGACTCAGTAGTGACTGATTTGTTATATGGGTATACTGGTTTAGCAGGTGATACAGGGAATGACCATTCTTCGTCTACTGCTCTTTTCTTTGTATTGTCTGTAAAGATTTCTTTTGTGTTTACGTGTTTTAAATTCTCAACTTTATCGTCTACAACTTTTGTAAAACTTCTATGAGTATATGTTGCAATACCTGTTGTGTTATCATTTAAATCTGAAGCGTCATAGTATTTTGGATAGTAAGGTAAATCGTCTTCGGTAAGTGTGACCTCTTCTATAGTTGAACCTGTTCCGTCATAGTTTACCGTAAGAGACTTGACATGTTTAGGTGCAGTATCCAATGCAGTTGTTAATCCAAAACTTCTAGTCCTGTCATGCGTAGGTGTTTCACCGTCAGGAGTTTCAGCATAGTCTGCTACAGTTAATCTTCTTGGGTCATTGAATCCGTCTTCAATCTTTCTCTGTATCAATTCGTCTTTGATTGTAATACGAGAACCCTGTGCAGGCATTCCAGCCGCTACACCAAGAACCACTGGGTCTTGCATGTAATCTTCGTCTCTCCAAAATCCAAATACCGTAGACCCTTCTACAAGACCGTTACCGAATCCAAATCCCGATAGACCTGCGGAACTAGTTGGAAGAAGAACTTGTGCCCATGGTAAATCAGGAGTTGCTATTTGTTCCTTCATGTGCGTATGGACGCCGTGCACACGCACACGCACACGGCCAATCTTTAACGGGTCTTGTCTATCTTCTACTATTCCATACCAAAATTTCATCATTGAATCCAACATACAGGATATACACACCAATATGGATTAGCGAATCCTAATAACCATAAGATTAAAATCCATAAAGGTATCTGTATCCAAGTTTTTCCTCTTGACCATTCTCTGAACTTCAAAGCGTATGGTGTTAGTTTATTTAATAACCACTTACTCATGTGTTATCCCTCGGTGGTGCAACGTTATCTAAAGGAGTATAGTCTTGTATTTTCTTTGCATAACTTTCTTTTACACATTCAATAAATAGTTTTCCTACCTTATCAGCAGGAACTCCATTTACACAAATATCAGTTATCAAGTATCTATTGTCATTCATTTTATCTGCGATATCAACTCCACCTGTTGAAGATTGTGGTGGTGGGATATCTAATTCGATAACAGTTCCAACACTTAAATCTGTTCTCAAAGGTATCGTAATTATAATTCTGTTTTGTTGTAAGATTTCTAACATTGCTCTACGTTCTAATTTACCTGAATCAACTTTAGCAGACCAACCTTTAAATGATTCTTCGGTATCTAATTTATCTGCATTGTCAAAAGAATGAATCATTTTAGTATCATAAATTTTTAGTGAATCATATTTGTATCCTAAATTAGCGTCAACATCTTTCTCTGTGACTGGCGGAGATACTTTTGCG